CGCCAGATTGCGCGTCCCAGGCGACAATTCCGGCAATTTATAGGGCACGATCGGTGCTGCGGGTAACGCAACGATATTGCCTGCCGCGATGCTCGGCTGCCCATAATACACACTGATGACATAGAGCCCCGCCCAGCCGGCATCGACGGCCGGCGTCTCCTGCTGACCGGCAGGGCCAGGCGGCCCCGCCTTCATCTGCAACTGCACTTGCTGCAGACGCTGGGTATTCTGCGGCGTCCCGGCATTTGCCGGCCCACTGTAAGGCTGCGACGGATTGCTCGCATTGTAGTAGGGCAGCACCACCGGCGATGCATCCGTCTCCAGCAGCGTCGCCTCAATGAGGTAATTGATGCCCTGGCCAGGAACCGTCGGCGCCGTCGTCGTAAAAGTCGCCGGCGTCAGGCTCACACCCATGCGCAGCAGCGGCAGCGCCTCCGCCGGCAGCGAACCAAAAGCGGTAGAATCGACCACGCCGAATTGCGTAATGCTGCCGGCACCGACGACGACGGACATCGACTCAGGCGATGTCGGCACGCACGCCAGCCCATCAGCCACCATATTGGTGCCCAGCGTCGCCTGCGCCAGGTAGCCAATGGCCACCATGATGTTTCGTTCGGTGCTCAGCAGGTCAGTATCCAGCGGAATGCCGCCGGGATAGACAATCTGTCTGTCCACGATGTCCGTGCCTCTCTGTGTCTTGTCTGAAAATCGCCAGGGCCGCCAACAGAGTCTTCCCTCCCGCAAGCATCAGGAGGAACGAAAAACGCCATTTCCGCGTCAGGAGATGGGAAAGTCTCTCTGCCCGCGCTTGCGGGAGAGGAACGGGTCGCGCGCCCATTCTTCAAGGATAGGGCTGGGGAGGTGGGGGCCAGGGCCACGCCCATCACCCCCATCCCGGCACCATCCAACTAAGCAAGCATCAAGGCTCAGCCCGCGATATTCATCCAGGCAATCGTGGCCGCAGGCAGCACCTGCACCACCTCGCTCTGTATATCGGCGTCCGTGACAATCGTCGTCACCATTGACAGATCACCATACCCCGGAACGCCACCGGTGCCATACCCAGCCAGCAGCGCAATCCCGCCACCCGGCGGCCGGAACGCCGTGACAAAGACCTGATAGGGCAGCGCCAAAGATCCCCAGCCGCCCCCCGCCCCATAGCCAACTCCGCCAATCCTATAGCCGCCCGTGTCACTCGTCCGCGCCGGCTCGAACACGATCGGTGCTCGTCCCGTCAACTCGGTCAGTGCCAGCAGCAACGCAGCACGTGTCGCGCGCGGCCGAAGCAACGCCTCGTCGATACGTGCCTGGAACGCGGCATCCGTCTCGTCTGGACGCCGTGGCAGGGCAAGACCAAAGAAGTCGTTGCTGATCAGATCAAGAAAGCCGCCGCTGGCAGTCGCAATGCGCGTCTGCGCCCGGACCGTCTCGATGAGGCTGTAGATCGCCGACCAGCCCGTTCCCAGCCCTACCAGCAAGGCCTGCAGCAGCGGCGCGGCATCGCCGAACCAGCGTGCCGGCAGCACCGCCCGCATGCGCGCCGCCATGTCATTGCTGTCGCCAATCATCTCAGCTCACCGTCACCGAACCGGCGATGATCACACCGTTCACCGGCGCGCTGACGTCCATGGCCGAGCCATTAATCGTGGTCCCCATCACGCTCACAACCGACGGATCCGCGCCGTGCGCCAGGGCGTCGATCTTGGAAATGGCAAGCGTCCCTCCCATCGGAAGCCCGGCTATCCACGAAGCCACCGATTGTTGGACAGCACTGGCAACGGCGGGCTTTGTCAGCGGATTGGACGTCTCCAGGGACATCTGCACCGTGGCAGGGATAACCACCGGCGGCGTCACCGCATAGGTCGAACCCAGCGGCCGCACCTGCTCCACGGCCTGCTGCACCTCGCTGAGCAGAGCCGTCGGCGGATAACCCGTCCCGTCATCGACTGCGACAACAAAATGCCCAGGCATGGCATTCCCGGAGCTATCCTGGTTTTCGACGATGCTGTATCGCAATCCCTGCTGCACGGCGAGAATAGCATTGGTGAGAGCCAGGGCCGTCGCCAGCGAACGGCTGTTGATATAGGCTTGAAACCGTAACCGGAATGACGCATCGCTCTCGGGATCGACGCCACCCGCGCAGGCAGCCGCGTTGTTGACCGTATCGACGCCAGGGATGGCGGAATTCAGCAAGCCGATGGCGCCTGCCAGAACATTGCCCGCGCTTCCAGCCACAACGGCCTGCACCGCTACATCGACGGAGGCAAGTTGTGCCGGCAGGCTATATCCTGTCACGCCGTTCACCACAACGCTGGATGCACTGGCCACCACCGTAAAGCTCTGCGAACCATCGACCGTGCGAACCACGGTGCCGACCGGGATGAAAGTACCAAGTCCAATGGTATAGCGCGCAAACGTCACGATTCCGTTTGCCGCAGCCCCAGGCAGCCGAACCAGCGAGTAATCGGCCATCCAGCTGTCCAGATCGGCGCCATTGCTCGTGGCGGCGCGCGTGATCGAGAGCACCTGCAGGATCAGCCACTGCATCCACAGTGCGACGGAAGCGCTAGCCTCCAGCAGAGCCCGAAGCACACTACCGACCGAAAGGTCGATAAGCTGCTGCGCCCCACCCTGCACGGCCGCTGACATCTGTTGAACAAGCGTTGAAAACCCGTTGAGCGGAAGCAGCATGTCAGCCACTCACCTGAAACGACAGCACCTGCGTCACCCCGGTTGTTGCATCGACATAGCGGATCTGCACAACGACACTCCCATCAGCGCTGCTCTGCACATCGATCATCGGCTCAGGAGTACGCGACACGGCTGCCTCCTTGAAGATTTGGCTCCGTATCGCCGCACGTATCGCCAGAACATCCACAGGTGTCCCGACAAACCTCGCGAGCCCCGCGCCATACTGAAGTTGCCATATATAATCGCCGGGGTTTGTCAGCAGCCGGCGCAGCACCCGTTGCTGTCCAAGAGCCGTCCCCGCTGCCAGCGCAACGTCGCCGGTAGAGCTGGCAGACAGGTCAGCGCCCCAAAGAAGGCTGGCATCCTGCTGCATCCGCTGTTCTCCACGAGCCGAGCCGGTAAAGGGCAAGAAAGCAAGCACGTCTTCCTTGAAAAAAAGAACCAAAAAACCTCTTCATTAAGCGTGCTGGTCCGACTGGCACGCGCCTAAAGGATGCAAAGTTTTTTGGTTCTTTTTTTTCAAAAAAGAACCGCTTTCTTCAATCCGCAGGAGAAGGCGTCACATCCGAAGGCGGATGCACATGCTCGTTATAATGCCCTCGCAACCGGGACAGCGCGCCCTTGCCATCATAGACGTCACCGCTCACATGCAGATCGCCCGTATGATTCCATGAAGGCGCGGCGCTTGCGATCGACCCGTCGTTAAGCAGCTTGAGAAAGCTCCCAGACTTGTGCACCAGCCAGATCTCGCCGCTGGCCGCCACGGGCGCCGGCACATTGCTGGACCATAGGCGGCCAACAACAATGCCGTGTTCCGCATCCCCTTCCTGCCATATCACCAACACCTGGTCGCCAGGCGAAGGTGGGCACGCCAGCCCCCAACCATTGCCGACCCACGCCGAAGCCACCGGCAACCAGCCGGAGAGCACGCCTTCAGGCTGGACCTTCACGCGCACCGTAGCCGTCGCCGCATCCACGGAAGTGACCGTCGCCAATCGGGGTTGCGCCCAGCCTTGGTCGAGCCGCGATGCGTGCGCCTTGATCAGATTGAGGAAACTGTCCAAGGCGGCACCCTCGCTCTTACATGCTGCGTAAAGCCGCGTTCGAACGAGATCCGCCGCTCCACATCGGAAATCACATAGACCTGGTCAAAATCGGTCCCAGTGCCGGAAAGCTGCAATCCCACCCGCGGTTGAAAGGTAAGCTCGCCTGGCATATCAAAATCGAGGCACATCGCATGCTGCGCCATGTCACGCAGCACCTGCTGTGCAATCGCCTGAGCCGCATCCGCCGTCACATTCGGCCTGACAATGACATAGCCGGGAACAGCGCCGCCCGCGCCGCCGAGCGAAGCCGTCTGCGAAATGGACGACACCCCCCGGCTATCCCAACTCCTCACCGCCACCGCAAGATCGCCCTGCAGGCCGAGCGTCTGTTCCAGCCGCATGGACATGCAATCGCCCGGCGTCACGGCCACGATGGCCCCTGGCGTCGCCGGCGTGAAATTCAGCGTCCGTCCATCCACCCAGACATCAAACCCTTCCTGCTGCGCCAACCGCGTCAGCAGATCCCACTCCGTTGTCATACGCGCATGCTGATCGAACGTTGTTCTCGCATGCTGGCTTTGGTAATTCCTGCCTACCGGCGTGGACGTTGGCGTCACATTTGCCGCCAGGCCATGCCGGGCCGCCAGCGTCGTGGCGATATCGCTCGCCGTCTGATTCTGAAATGTCTCCTGCGTCCTGGCTTCGATGAACAGCGCCGTCAGATCGCGCCCATCGACGCTGACCTCCCCCAGAATAGGATCGATTTCAACGAAATCGGCCTGCCCCACCATCATCTCTGCCCAGGCGCCATCAAGCCCGAACTGAATGCCTACCCCTAGCGGCCCGCTCGTCCATAACGCCGCCCCCGAGGCATCAAGTGCCATGCGTAGCCTGAACCTGTCCGCCGCCAAATGACTATTGCCGCTCACCTCCGCCTCGATCACGCCGCCCACGGCCACGCCGTTCACGGTCACCGCAACACCCGGCACGCGCGCATTACTGCTGGCCAATGCCGCCGCCCGCCGAAGGGTCCACGTCGGGAATGTTCAATGTCACCAGCCCCTGCAGGAAGGGATCAAGAATGTTATTCAATGCCGCAATGCGCACCCATTGCGTCGCGTCGTTGAGATACACGGCAGCCAGCTGAAACAGGTTCCCGCCAGTCACCGTCACCACTTGCATCAGTTGCTTGCCTCCGCGACATTGGCTGCGGCCCGATCGACAAAGCCCTGCGCGCACGCCAGTTGCGCCAGCGTGCCCGAGGCGCTCACCGCGGTGGCGAGATCAC